CCAACGGACATCTCCGCAATCGACCTTTCGTATGAAGCAACTGATCAGATTGAGGAGTTCAGCGTGACTCTTGCATACTCGTACTTTACATCCAATGTTGGAACACCAGACGCAGGATCACTTCCTGGATTGGCTCCATTGACAGTTGGCTCAGACGCACCACCGTTGATCTCACTATAATGATTCTTATTTTGGAGAAATGAATGGCTTTTGAACTTTTTGGTTGGTCGCTCGGCAGAGCGGGTGAGAAGATGGCCCCGAAACTTGAGCAGGAGGAGATCAAGACGAACGCATCGTTCGCTCCTCCCGATCTTGATGACGGGGCTATGCCCATTTCTTCTGGCGTGTATTTCAGTTCATATATGGATTTTGACGGGGGAATCAAGTCAACAGCAGACATGATTCGCAAGTACAGGGAGATGGCTCTCTACCCAGAGGTGGAGATGGCTATCGATGACATCTGCAACGAGGCGGTTGTCTATGATGACACAAAGCGTCCTGTTGAGATAGTGGTTGACAGCAGGAAACTTTCTCCAAAGATAAAGACAAAGATTGAAGAGGAGTTTGATGAAATACTCAGACTCCTCAAGTTTCAGGACAAGGGATATGAGATATTCCGCAAGTGGTACATAGACGGAAGGCTCTATTATCACAAGATCATCGACAAGGAGAACCCAAAGAAGGGTCTTGTCGAACTGCGTCCAATCGAATCGACACACATCAGAAAAGTCCGAAATGTTCAGAAGAAGAAGGATAAGGCAACCAATGCCGATCTCGTCACTAAGGTCGATGAGTTCTTCGTCTACAGCGAGCGAGAGGAAACATCCACAACCACTGCTGCATTCACTCCCGCCACGCCAACGAAGGGCGTGAAGATTGCCACAGATTCTATCTGCTACATTCACAGCGGCTTGTTTGACTCTGGCAAGAAGAGAGTCCTGTCGTATGTACACAAGGCGTTGAAGCCACTCAACCAACTCAAGATGGTCGAGGATGCGGTTGTTATCTATCGCCTATCCCGCGCACCTGAGCGCAGGGTGTTCTATATCGATGTCGGAAATCTTCCAAAGAACAAGGCAGAGCAGTATCTCAAGGACATCATGAACCGCTACCGAAACAAGTTGGTTTATGATGCATCTACGGGAGAATTGAAGGACGAACGGCGGCACATGACCATGCTTGAGGACTTCTGGATGCCTCGCCGCGAAGGTGGCAAGGGAACGGAAGTCAGCACCCTGCCAGGTGGTCAGAATCTTGGACAGATGGACGATGTCCTGTACTTCCAGAAGAAGTTGTACAAGTCCCTCAATGTTCCGATGTCCCGTCTTGAGACGGATCAGAACGGCTTCAACATGGGTCGCCAAGCGGAGATCACGCGAGACGAACTCAAGTTCTTCCGTTTCATCGAAAGGCTCAGGAAGAAGTTCGGAGAACTTTTCCTTGATGCATTGAAGACTCAGTTGCTGCTCAAGGGCGTGATCACGAAGGAAGATTGGGATTACATTCACCCACTGATTCGCTTTGATTTCCGCAAGGACTCTTATTTCACGGAAGCCAAGGAAAACGAGATCATGACGAATCGTCTCAACCTTGTGAACTCTGCCGATCCATATCTCGGCAAGTACTTCTCCAAGTCATATATTCAGAAGAACATATTGAGATTGACTGGAGAAGAGATTGCAGACATTGCAGCACAGGTGGATCAGGACAAGCAGCAGGATCCAAACAATGCCATCCCAACACAGATTGCCACCCAAGTCACCACACAACAGATGACAGGTGATGTTCAGATGCAGCAGCAGTTGCAGCAGCAACAGGCTCAAATGCAGATGCAAGCACAGATGGGTGGCGGCGAGCAAACACAGAGCAATAAGAAACAATAGATAATAGAATCTAGGAGAATAAAATGTCCGACTCAAGAGATCTAATCAAGGCAATCATGGACGAGGATTTCGTCTCTGCCAAGGAACTCACAAACAGCCTTCTGTTTTCCACCGTTGCAGACAACATCGAAGATGTTCGTGCTGAGGTGGGACAAAACCTATACCATGGGGATATTCAGGAATATGGCATGGGTGATTTTGAGAGGGAAATGAAAATTCGTGATGCGGCGAAGAAGCAGAATGAAGAGGACGCAGCCAATATCAAAAAGGGAATCCCCCTAAGGAAGCCAAAGGTTTCCTTCAAGACATGGGATCCAATCAAGGGAACGAGAGAGTATCCCCCGAAAAAGTCCAACGAAGTAAAAGAGTCGAAGGCATCAAAAGATTATGACCAAGATGGAGAAGTCGAGGATTCACAGGCAGAAGTCCTTGGTTCCCGCATCAATGCCGCTGTCAAGGCTGGCAAGATGACTCCTGCTCAAGCCGCAAAGACCAAGAACAAAGGCAAGTTCCGCTAAGGAGTTCTCATGCTACTGATCACAGAACACAACGAGACAAACATTCAGACCATTGCTGAGGACGCTGGCAACGGAAAGAAGAACTACTACATTCGTGGTGTGTTCATGGAATCCGAGCAAGTGAACAAGAATGGTCGCGTCTACCCACAATCCATCATGGAGCGTGAGGTCGAGAAATACAATGAGAACTACATCAAGAGCAGCCGTTCTCTTGGCGAACTAGGACACCCACAGGGTCCATCCCTCAACCTTGATCGTGTTTCGCACATCATCAAGGAAATGAACATGGATGGCACGGTTGTCTATGGCAAGGCAAAGATCCTCGACACCCCATTCGGAAACATCGTGAAGAACCTCATTGACGAAGGCGTTCGTCTTGGAGTTTCGTCGCGTGGAATGGGTTCACTCAAGCAAGTGAACGGAATCAACGAAGTTCAGGATGATTTCAGCCTTGCCACGGTCGATATTGTTGCAGATCCATCCGCTCCAAATGCCTTTGTAAACGGCATCATGGAAGGAAAGGAATGGGTTTGGAACAATGGAATACTACAGGAAAAGGCAATCTCGTCCTACAAGAAGGTCATACAGAGAGCCAGTTCAAGACAACTAGAAGAAGCAAAGTTAGAAGTCTTCAAGGACTTCATATCCAAACTCTAAATATTATACATAGGGAAGACAAAGGAGATTTCTAATGCCTCAGCCAGAAGAGTTCTACGAAGAAGAAGAGATCCTTGAAGACATCGACAACGAGGTTGACGAGGAAGATACCATTGACGAAGAAGAGCCATCGGATGAAGAATTCGTTGATGGCGAAGAAGAAGACTTCGATGATGAAGAAGACTTTGAGGACGACGAGGACTTTGAGGACGAGGAGTCCGAAGAAGAAGATGTCACCGAAGAGTACGAGGTAGTTGCAACAAGCGACACCAACACTGACTTTGGCGGTGGGAAGATCAAGAAGTTCCCCGAGCCAGAGGACAAGTCTGCTCAGAACAAGGCAACCATCGCTTCGAAGGAAGGCTTCAAGGGCAAGGCAAAGATTCCCGACAAGACCGACTTCACCATGAAGGAACACCTTGTTGCCATGTTCGATGGCGAAGAACTCTCCGAGGACTTCAAGACCAAGGCAATCGCAATCTTTGAGGCAGCAATCAACGAGCGTTACGACGCAATCGTTGACAGCCTTGAGGAAGCCTACGAGCAGACCATTGCAGAGAACACCGAGAAGATTCTTGATGAACTCTCTGGTCGCGTCAACGATTACATCTCATATATTGCTGAGGAATGGGTCAAGGAAAACCGCCTTGTCCTTGAGAGCGAGATCAAGGTTGAGATCGCAGAGAACTTCCTCAACGGAATGAGAGGAATCTTCGAAGAGAACTACATTCAGGTTCCAGAAGAGAAGATCGACCTCATGGACGAACTCTCCGATGAGAACGACGAACTCCGCGACGAAGTCAATGAGCAAGTCGCAGAGAATATGGAACTCCGCAAGGAAATCCTCGCCCTTCGCTGCGATGACATCTTTGAGTCATACTGCGACGGTCTAGCAGACACACAGGTCGAGAAACTCCGCACTCTTGCAGAGGGCATTGAGTTTGATTCAGAGGAACTCTTCGAAGAGAAGTTGGCAGTCCTCAAGGAATCATACTTTGGAAATGCTCGTCGCGTCAAGGCACCAGCATCAGTCACAGAAAACCTCATTGAGGAAGTCGTGTTTGATTCGGGTGACGAGGAGCAGGAAATCTCAGAAGAAACAACAGCAAGTCCAATCATGCAGCACTACACATCTGCATTGTCAAGAAAAGGTCTAAAGAACAGGTAATCCTGTAGAAATTAATAGGAGAAATAGAAATGGGAACTTTCACACTAGTCGAACAACTTGAGCGCAAGTGGCAGCCAGTCATGGAGCATGACAGCCTCTCGCCAATCAAGGACAACTATCGTCGCGCAGTCACTGCAATCCTTCTTGAGAACCAAGAGCAAGCACTCCGCGAAGACACCTCAGTCGCAAACGGTCTTGCAAACTCTGGCGCACTCACCTACTCGGGTGGCAACGGTCTTGCAGGATATGATCCAATCCTCATCTCGCTCGTTCGTCGCGCAATGCCAAACCTCATGGCATATGATGTTGCATCGGTTCAGCCAATGACCTCACCAACAGGCTTGATCTTCGCAATGAAGTCAACCTACAATGGTCGCCCAATTGGTGGAAGCAATGTCGAAGCACTCTTCAACGAGGCATTCACCAAGTTTGCTGGAACAACAGCAGTGGCTGGTGTCGGAACCACTGGTGAGTACTCATATGTTGGCGATCCTCTCTGGGGTCTTCTTGCAAGCACATCCCCCTCTGGCACCGCTGGTTGGGAACCATCCGGTGGCATGAGCCGCGAACTTGGTGAAGGTCTTGGCGACTCAAATGGACAAGGCGACTTCAACACGATGGCATTCACCATTGAGCGCGCAGCAGTCACCGCAAAGACTCGCGCTCTCAAGGCAGAGTACACAATCGAACTCGCACAAGACCTTAAGGCAATTCATGGTCTTGATGCAGAGACAGAACTCGCAAACATTCTCAGCACCGAAATCCTTGCTGAAATCAACCGCGAAGTCGTTCGTTCGATCTATGCAACTGCCAAACTTGGCGCACAGCACAGCGATCTTTTCTACAAGGCATCGGGCATCACCTATAACTTTGTTACGGGTCTTGCATCTGCATCCAGTGGTCTTGCATCACCAGGTGGCGTCTACGACCTCATCCGCGATGCTGACGGTCGTTGGTCTGCCGAGAAGTTCCGTGGACTCATGTTCCAGATTGAGCGTGAGGCCAATGTGATTGCCAAGGATACCCGCCGTGGAAA